AATATTAAGGCTAGTAGTGTTAAATCTGATCCGATAACTACACCGATAATAAAAAAAGAAAAGGAAACTAACCAAGATATAATTCAAAAGTGGGTACCTTTCTTCCAAGATTCTGATAATATTTATGTAAATGATTTAGCAAAAAGAGCTAGAAGGTCATCTACTCATTCAAGTATTATAAATCAAAAAATTACTTTTGTAAAAGGTAAGTATTTTACATTTACTGTAGATGGTGATCATGTTATGTATGATGATTTACCTGATGATTTTAAAGAGTGGTGTAAAGAGGTTAATCCAGAGGGACAAAGTTTATATGATGTATTCTGTGAATGGATACAATCTTATATTATTACGGGTAACTACTACCCACATGTTAAAAAAAGCGGTGATTATACAGCTTTATATTCTGAAGATGCTACAACAGTAAGAAAGTCTAAAGATACTAAGAGAGCTTATTTATCTAATTTCTGGCGTGATATTGGGCTAAGTAATACTCCTAGTGCTGAATACCCTGTAAATGAGTTAGAGTTTTACGATGGTACAAGTCAAAAAGAGTTCTTAATTCATGGAATGAGAAAGTATCCTGAGTTTAATTACTATGGACTACCTGATTATGTAGGTGCTTTAGATTGGATTGATATTGAATACAGAATGTCAAAGTACAATATTGATAAGTTTGATAATGGTTTCTTTCCATCCGTATTAATTCAGATGTTTGGAGAGGTTCCAGATGGTATGAATGCACAACAATATGTTGATAAGATTAAAGACAAATTTACTGGAGAGGCTAACAATGATAAATTCTTAGTAGAATTATTAGATAGTCCTGAGCAAGCTGCAAGTATAAAAGAGTTCGAAAGAGAAAGAGATGGAGAGTTTTTAGAGTTATCTCAATTAACTACTAAAGCAATTATCACAGCTCATAGAATTACACCTAGTTTAGCTGGTATAGAAACAGGCGGAAAGCTAGGAAGTAACCAACAGATAAAGGATGAATACGATAAGTTTATGAATAGCGTAGTTATTCCTGATTTCCAAGAGCCTATATTAAAGATGTTAAATAAGATTATTTCAAGAGATACTAAATATGGTAATATTGAAATAGGTATTTTAAATGTAGCTCCTGTAGGTAATTCAGAAAGAGTAGATATTAATGGTGTAGTTACTATTAATGAGGCTCGTAAGATGCTCGGTTTAGATGAGTTGGAAGGTGGTATAGGAGATATATTTGTTAACCAAAATGCTGTAGCAAATATAGAAGACACTGAAGAAAAAGAAGATGATGATGTTTATGCTAGTGCTAGTGATTTTGTGTATGTAAAAACTTATGCTGATTACCCTGATGCAGCGGTTAACAATGCAAAGAGAGGTATTAAGTTAAATGATGAGGTTAATAATAAATGTGCTACTAATGTAGGAAAGCAAAGAGCACAGGATATAGCTAATAAAAGGGGGTTAAGCTTTAGCACTATAAAAAGGACTTTTAGTTATTTATCAAGAGCTGAAGAATACTATGATCCATCAGATACTAAGGCATGTGGTACTATTTCTTACTTGTTATGGGGTGGTAAAAGTATGAAAAGTTGGGCTGAAAGTAAGATAAAAGAAATTGAAAAAGGTTAATTAATATGGCGTATAATACTGAGATGATGACATCAACGGAGGTGAGTAGTCAAGCTATAAATGATAATTATTTTGATACAGCTTATTTTGATAAGTATATTTTAACAAGTCAAAGAAAGTATGTTAAAAGTGTATTAGGTGTAAAGTATTATGATGAATTATTAACTCAGATTGCTGGAGCTAGTTTAACAGGAGATAATACTATTATAGTAAATCAGTTTATAAAACCTATGTTAGCCCATTACATAGTTTATGAGGTATATTCTAAGGTACATACTCAATTAACTAATCAAGGTGCTATGGAGAATAACACAGAGCAATCTAGTCAAGCTAGAAGCTTTGAATATTCACAGAGTAGAGACTTCTACATTAATAAGGCTGATTTTTGGAAAAAAGATATGATAGAGTATATCAAAGAGGCTAAAGATGCAGATAGTACAAAATTCCCTTTGTTTGATGATTGCGATAATCCACCTCAAGTAAATAAAAAAGGAATAATATTTTATTAAAATATGGCAATACTACATAAAAATATAACTGCATCAGGTGATATACATAATCCTAAATGGCATCCAGATGCTAATAATGGTGATTATGCTTGGAAGAATGAAAAAGGAGAGTTAGAGAGTATAGATGAATTATTATTACCAGCTGCCTTAAATTTTGTTGATGGTAGTGTGGCACCTCCTACAAGTAATACTAATGATATTTATATTTTATCTAGTGGTGGTAGTGTTAATGCTGGATGGGGTTCTGTTGCTTTACAAGATTGGGTTAAATATGATGGTGCTGCATGGAATGCTATAACACCTCAAAAGAGTAGTTTATGCTATGATAAGAATGCCGATAGCTTAATGAGTTTTGATGGTGCTGCATGGGCTGCTATTGGTGGTGCTGGTGGTGCTGGTGTTTTTGGAATAACTAATTCATTAGGAGAATATACCTATTATACGACATTTCAATTAGCTTTGGCGGCTGCTACAAGTGGAGATACAGTAGAACAATTTGCGGATGTGTCAGTTTCCACTGCATCGAGCATAACATTAGACAAAGACATTACTTGGAATATGAACGGGTACGAGTATAAAAATACAAGTACATCAAGTTTTATTATGTTAGATGTTTCATCAGCTACAACTGTAAACATCACAATAAATAACGGTAAAATTACAAGAAATACGGGAAGTTCTAACGGTGGTGTTTTATTTGATACGGGCACAAAATTAGATAGTATTATAAAAATTAATGGAGTAACTTTTGAAAATGTCGAAGGTGGTTTATTAAGTGGCTCGGCTACTATAATTGGCGGAGTTTATAGGAGTTCAGGAACAACAACTTTTTTTTATAGTGGAAAAGTATATACAATAAAAATGTTTGCAAATGTTGCAGGAACTTTTAACGGAGTTAACGCAAGAGTTTATAACTCAATTTTTGAAATATCGGCAGGCTATGCCTATTTAAATAATGGTGCAGAAGCTTACAATTCATATTTTAAAGGTAGTACTTACGGTTTAAGGCTTGGCGTAGGTGCAAATAAAGCCTATAATTGTACGTGTGAAGCGACTGCTTTTCATGGTATATTTGTAACAAGTGGGGAACTACATAATTGTAATGGTTTTTCAGCTCTTTATTATGGAATACAGTTAGGTGGAACTGCAGCAAGAGCATATAATTGTACTGCAAAAAGTGGCGCTCAAATAGCCATGTGGTTAATAAGTGGGCAAGCGTTTAACTGCTTTGTAGAATCATCGGCTAATTATGGAGTTCACGTCCAAACTGCTAATTCAGTTTTTAAGGGAGGCTCTGTTATTTCAAAATTAAATAGTTCTACAGGAAGAGGTTTTTATATTGCCGCAGATAATTTTGATATTACAAATAATACGATAGAAGTTGTAAATTCTGGTGCTCCTTGTATAACGGGAACGGCAGGAAGAACGGGTAAATTTGCTGGCAATATATTTAAAGGGAGTACAACCGCTGTAACTGTTGTTACTAACTCAATAACCAATACACAAGATAGTCAAGGAAATATTTTAATTTAAAATTTTATAAAAATGGCAAATACTTTTAATCAATCAATTTTACAGTCTAATGATATAATGGGTAAACAAATTATAACCCAATATGAAAAAGATAATGAGCCTGCTCAAATAGTTATCGAATATGATAATTTAACCGATGAACAAAAAGCGGTTTTTGATGCGTTCGAGGAATTAAGTAAATCTTTAATTATATAAATAATTTATACAGTTTTATTATTTAAAATAAATATATTTAGTTTATGGATAGCGGAATAACAATAGAAAATATAATACAATTTATACTTTTATTGAGTGGCTTATTCGCTGGTTTTATTCGCTTTAATAATAAGACTGAAAAAAACTCACTAATGATTAAGCAATTAGAAAAGGATGTTAAATCTGTAAAGGAAGATAATAAAGAAAACTATTCTAAGTTAGAAGCTAAAATAAGCGATGTAGAAGATGATCTAAAAAATATTGCATCTGATATAGGAGAAATTAAAGGCTTTATGAAGAGGCTAAATTATAAGTAATGCACATCACTATTATCAGAGATACTTATACAAGTATAAGCACTATAGGCAGGTTATTCATAGATGGTGTAGAGTTCTGTTTTACATTAGAAGATATTGTAAGAGGAGAGGGGATAAAAGTGTACGGAGAAACAGCTATTCCAGAAGGAGAATATAGTATGACTATGAGCTATTCTAATCGATTTAAAGAGCTTATGCCATTACTTTATAACAAGCCTAATCTTACTGTAAAAGATAATAAAGGTGTATCATTTAGCGGTATCCGTATCCATTCTGGTAATAAAGCGGTTCACACACATGGATGTGTATTGTTAGGAGCTACTAAGAGTAAAGATTTTGTAGGTAATAGTAAAAAGACTTATAAAGAGTTTTTAAAGCTCTTAGGAGAGTTCGATATATTAAAGATTAAAATAACTAATAAAGAACAATTAAAATGAAAAAAGCAATAAATGCAGTAGGTAAATGGTTTATGACTGCTAAGAGTGAAGCGGTGGTAGATGGCATAGAGGCTGTTGGTAAAAACAAGCTTAATAAAAAGAAGGTAGGTGTAGTGATTACAGTTATATTAGCTATCTTGCTTTTAAGTGGTGTTATTTCTGAGGAAACTTTTATAAGTTTATTCGGAAAAGTTAATTAAGATTTTTCTTAGCCCCTCTCAGGGTTCTTGTTTGTTTGTTTAGGAGGGATTTGTTACCCCTCCTTTTTTTGTGTCTAAAAATAAATATTAAAAAAATATTACTTTTTATTTGCTATTTGTATTAAAAAAGTATTATCTTTGAGTAACAAGAAAAACAAACAACATGATTTACACAACATCACTTAAGCATTATAAAAAACTTAAATCACAGGGTATAACTTGTCAATTAGTAACAAAACAATATTTAAACAAATAAAAACAAACAACATGAAAAACTTTAAAGAAACATTAGCGGAAATTCAAACAGCTCAAAATACTATCTTCTCAGTTACTTTTATTAAGAAAGATGGATCAGTAAGAAATATGGTAGCTCGATTACATGTAAAGAAAGGTTTAAACGGTAAAGGAATGGCTTATAACCCAGTAGAGAAAGGTTTACTTCCTGTATGGGATATGCAAAAAAACGGTTTTAGAATGATAAACCTAAAAACTGTAACTGAATTAAAAATAAAAGGAGAGGAGCTTATTTAGGCTCTTCTTTTAACTAAATATTAATAATTTATTACTATATTTGAAGTAACAAACAACAAAAAACTAAACAACATGAGAACTACAGAACAAGTAACAGTATTATTAGGAGAAACATCAGAAAGACAATTTACAGTTAATGTAACTTGTGATTATGATAATGGAGATCGTAATAACCCACCATCAGCAGAATACTATTTAGATAGTGATATAGAAGAAGATGGTGTAGAGTGTCATGAGTTAATAGAAAGATATGAGAGTATTTTTAAAGTTAATTTTGATGCTTTAGCGATAGAAGAGTTTAAGGATTTATATTAAAACAAATAAATATGAATGATGATGATTTAGGGAGTTTTCTACATGAGAACTCCCAAAACTCGAATAAAGAGTTAGCAGATGGAATAAGAGCTATTAAGAAGCTTAATA